TTTATTAGATTCTATATAAGCCGGAGGTTCTATATTTATATTTTGAACAGGTATAAACTTTTCTGATACTTTAACAGAAAAATCTTTTATATAATCAGCCTTAGATGAATATCCTTTCTTTATTACACATCTTAATCTGATTATACCTTCTTTTCCACAACGTATATTATTTCCACTGAGAACAGCTTCTGTAGTTCCTCTATCAAGTAATACCCATTGTACTTCTCTACTAGCTGCTTCAGTTGGCACAATTGTACAAGTCAATCTTATATCTGTTTCTATTTCCATTTCTGTAATAAGATTTTGAATCTCATTTACAGCAACATATGGTTTCACAGTTATAGTATGTGAAACTGTTTTAGTATAACCTCTCCCATTATAAGTGGCAGTAACTATTGTTTCACCTAATCCAAATACTTTAATTTTACCATTTTTATCTATAGAAGATATATTTGGATTTGATACAGTATAAATCAATCTATCTCTTTCAGCATCATCTGGTAATACTTTGAATTGATATTCGTCATCTAATCTCAATTCGGCTGGAGGTGTTTGGAATATTATTGCATCTATTTCAGCAAATACATTTACAGTACAAACATTTGATTCTAATGGATCAGCGTATTGTGTTTTTATTCTACATTTGTATTTGAATGTTCCTATTGTATCATTTGGTATCTCATAAGTGAATTTATTTGCTCCAGATATTTCTGAAAATACTCCACCTTTACTTATTAACCATTGATAAGTTATAGGTAGATCTCTATCTGATACAGCAAATGAACTTAGTGTAACTACTGTTTGTCCTTTTATTATATCAATATTTTCTTGTAATTCCCCAATAAATGATACTCTATCTTTTCTTGCATATATACTAAATGTCTTTACAAATACTTCTTCAGTATCATTCATTATTGCAGCTTTTATTTTTATATCTCCTTCTGAAGATGCTACTAATATATTTTCATTTATATTAGCATTACCACTTATAACACTCCATGTGATATGTTGATTGGTAGCATTTGTTGGTTCTATGATAGCTTGATTCAAATTAAAACGTTCACTTACGAATATTTTATCTGGAATATTCCTTATATTTGTAACTGGAATATTTTCTATCTCTTCATCCTTAGGAGATACTTTTACATATGCATCCTTACTTCTGTAAACAAGTACAACTGGTGAATTTGATGGATATGGCTGAGTCATTGTAAATTTAACTACACCATTATCCCTGTTACTAAATAATACCTGTGGAGTATGAACTGGAATTATTGATCCATCTCCTACTCTAATTCCCCAATGTGATGGATCTTCGGATATAAAAAATTCAACTGATGATTTTTGTAATGGGAATGGAATTGTAACTTGTACTTCATTTGTCAAACCATTTTCCATATTATTATTTCCATTATCAGAAGTAAATCCAAAATGACCAGACATCATATTTGGTTCAAAAGGTCGTTTCTCTAATCTCTCATTAGTATGAATATACGCAGTATCAGATCTAAATACTAAGAAGCATGGAGAGTTAGAAGGATATCTTTTATTAAGAGTAAATTGGACTATACAATTCGATCTATTTGTAAATATCACTTCTGGGTTAGAAACGGGGATAGTTTCACCATCCCCAGTTAATATAGCCCAATCATCAACTCCATTAGATACTTCTACATCTATGTCTGTTGTCTGAGTATTATAAGAAACAACTATGAGACATTTATCAGTTGTACCATTGATATCTGATAACTCTCCAGTAGTATCTATAGTATATCCATAGAAACCAGATTTCTTATTTATTTCCATAGACTTTCATCCTTTCTCTAATCTTGAGTTATATTTATATATGCTTTATTTGTCAAGAACATAAGTTGACACGGTGAGTTGGAAGGATAGAATTCATCCATCTTAAATTGTATAACTACATTCGATGTTGTCTTAGATACAATCTTAAATTCATTAACAGTCATTATTCTACCATCACCAACTCTAATTCCGTATGATGTTATATCTGCAGATAATTCTACATTATAATCTTCATCTCTACGTACTGCAAATGGAAGAGTTATCCATGCATATTGAACGGCACCATTGCTATCTTGACTATTATCAACGTTTACAGTTACTCCAGAATATCCAGAATCTCTATTGATAGTAACTATTCTATTTGGATCTGGTCCTTGACTAGGTGGTTTACCTGGTCCAATAGTAATATCTGTTTGAGAACTTCCTGTAACTGGATTTATCAATCTCCAATTTAATCCATCAAATACAAACATATGTTCATGATCTTTACCAAGCATTCCATTTACAAGCGGTTTTCCGCCATATAATATTTTAGCATTACCAGTATTATTTACATTCATATGAGTTGGATTTTTTCTACCACCCGATCTATCTTCATTAGTAAATAATACAGATACAGTTGATCCTATTTGTCTCATGAATACAACTGGGTCCATATATGTTGATCTTAGTGTAACTACTTTATTTGCTGAAGTGGATGATGTATGACAATCACCTTTCATTACACCTATAGCATTTCTTCTGACCCATTCACTATTTACTATTCTATGATCATTACTATCATCAGGTGGAGATACAGTTTTAGGTTCTCCTGTAAATTCTATTTGATTATGAGTAGCATCAGGCCAATTGATAGGAGCTCTTGTCTCATCTGTTGGATGCCTGTGATCTGCTCTTGAAACAAATCCATCATCCGTTCCAATAAATGGAATTCCATCCATCAATGGATCAGTATTAGATATTCTAACGTGACCAAATAGATCTATAGTAGCTTTACCAAAAGTAGCTCCAGATGGAGAAGTGTGAACTTTAGGAGCTTTAGTAAGATTAAGATGTCTACCCATATTAGCTGATAATGCAGCTACTTCATTTGTAGATTCGAGATTATCTATTATATCTACACCATGATGTTCTTTTATTAATTTCAATACATCTTCTACATCAGCCTTCTTTTGATTTAATATTCTACCCATATTTGCAGATAAAGGTCTATCTGTTTCATATGATATTAAATTATCTATTACTATAGATTTAGCAAATTCAGTAGTAGCTATCTTAGTAGATTTATCTCCTACCGGCTGAGTAGTAGTAGTTGGATTTTCTCTCAATTTAATAGATGGAACTAATTCATTTCCTGTAACCGAATCCGGTTTAATAGTAGCTTTTACATTTCCACTATTATCTATTTCAACTCTAATATTTTCACTTGCAACTCCAACATAGTGAGTTATCATTCTTCTTATATCAATTCTGTGTTCTGAACCATCTGGAAGTGTCAATACAAGTTCATTGTTATCATCATCGAAATATAATGTCTTGAATATTTTTATTACTGGGACCTCTATTTCAACTTGCTGTCTATCTTTGAATGTAAATGTCATTGTACATGTTTGATCTTTCCATGATACAGCAGTAACAAAATTTACATTTCCATAGTCATCAGTAATGAGTTTTAATTTAGATTTTAATTCATTTACAGCTTCTTTCGTTTCATCAGACATTGGTTTATCTTTATCTGAAGTATTATCAACATTACCTAAACCAACTTGTTCTTTTGTAACATTATGCGGATTATTATGATTCGTAATATGTTCCAGATATGTTTCATTAGTAACAGCACCTATTTGTTCAGCTGTAACTCTATGAGGATTGTTGTAATTAGTTATATGAGCATTATTAACATCTCCTATCTTTTCTAATAGAAGTTGTTTTAATTTTTCTATCTCAACAGTAACTGTATTTTGTACAACAAAACCATCTGTGTTATCTCCTAACTCAGTATAAGCTTTTGGAGTTCCTTCTATATCTTCATATCTAACAAGACCTTTAGGTATTCCACCTTTGGCTCTTATATACTCTTCAAATGCATCTCCGACAGATTTCCATTCTGAATCAAAATCTGTATCTGATGATTTTACCAATATTTCATTAGCTGCTCCACCAGTAGGTACTCCTTGACCATTTGCTCCGTCAAAATAATCGACTCCCTTAACAGGAGTCTTTCCCGCTGGTCCTTTTATTGTAACAGGATCAGGAGCTAATGTTTCAGTACTTCTACTCCATGTTAGAACACCATCTGATGATACTACTGGTCTCCACATTAGATCTGATGATCCGCCAGATCCACCTGATGAATTAAACAAGTTGACAAATCTTCCTTGCATCCAAACATACATTGTAGTATCTTTGAATCTGATAACCATATCACCTGGTTCCATATTTGCAGTTCCAATATTAGTCCAAACCACACCAGGTTTCTTTATATAAATATTTGCAACTTGCGTTTCATTAGTCGAGTAGTCAGTCGCAGGTTTAAGTGCAAAATAAGTTAAAGATTCATCAGTGACTGTAGGCAGTTCTTGTCCAAATTGTAATACATAATTAGGATTCCAATTTCTCTCATTATAGTC